CTAACACGTCTGATATAAAACTGAGAATGCTGAGGATGGATACCACTTGCAGTTGAGCATAGCTGAGAAACTGTCCCTTCAGGTTTAACAGCAGTAACAGCAACAGACTGGTTAATACCAACAGCTGCAGCAAATTCAGCGTTTGTTTCGACAGCCACATCTCTTAGTTTCTCCAATCGTTTAGGTAACTCTACATCATCAGGGTTATTCAGCAAAGCATTGTCTAGGATACCTGTCATTGATACACCTAGTAGTGCTTCTTCTTCAGTGTTCTTCTGCCAAATCTTACGTAGGTAAGGGAAGTTAGTTAACGTTGCTTGGAATGTCCCAAGAATCGTAGCCAACCTAATCTTACGCTCCAAAGAATCCATAGTATCAGAACTACGAACAATGCAAGAGGATAGATTACAGAACTGATAAGGGCGAAGAATGATTTCAGAGCAAGGATTCGTACCAAATTCGTAAGTACTGTCTCTTCTGCCATTCTTTGCAGCTTGTTTCTGCGATGCATCACGATTAAAAATTCCTCTCTCACCACTATGTGATTCATAAATACTAGTCCACTCTCTCATGAACTGACCGATACCCGGACGCTCTTCGTACGTAGCTGAGTTGTTAGCTAATGCACGTTGACCATTACCATCCCACCATGCTCCTGCTTTAGCGTGTGCCATCTTATCATCAGACAAGTCAGACAAACTAATCATTGCACTACGACGTACTCCTCCCACAACAACAACTTCCCCGATCTTACACAGAATGTCATGACATTCGATGGAACTGAGACGACGACCTTGTGCTGATTTAAACTTGTTAATAGTAAATTTAAATAAATCTTCCAATGGTTTCGCTCCGCTTGCACGTCCTCCGAACGTCTTAAGTCTAGCACCTGCAGGTCTGACTTTTGACAAGTCGAACTTTGGAATCTCGCCAGAGTATAGAAGAGCGATAAGCTGTCGAAGTGATTTAGCCCACCCTTCTTTAGAATCCGACACGCTAATAGTAGTTTCACTATCAAACAACTGATCCGGTACTTCAGGTAACTTCTTAACATACTGTTGCTCCACTGAGAATCCTACACCTGTACCACATAACAAGATGTACATAGCTTCATCGAATGCTTTAGGGTCATCGATAGGAAGGTATGAACAATTGAATGCAGCTACGTTCTGACGTTCTAGTGCAGCACCTGCAGTCATTACAGCTCGCATACTTGGTACTACATCTAAACTTGTTACTGCTTCTTGTAGCTCTGCACGTAACTCAGGAGTCAATGTATAACCGTTCTTCTCCTTAAGATTCTTAGTCATGAAATCAAAGTAACGTGCTACTGTTTCATTCCAATGCTCACGTCTACCCTTGTCATCTAAGTAGCGACTATATCTGCTCTTAGCGATAAAGGTATTGTAAGGTGTTAATTCGTATTTACTCATCGTTTTCTTCTTCTCCATCATAATCAACCTCATTCATAAGGCGATCAAAGTTATCTTCAATACGGTCTATAAACATCTCGACTATCTCCTCCGAAGTTACATCTAGTAACTCAAGAAGAGATAGCTCGTCTAAACGTTTCAGCCTCTCTTGTAATTCTTGTAGCGTCAACGGATACATATTTACTTACGTTGCTTTGTTACTCGTGGTTCTACTTTAATAGGTTTAGCCTTAGCTTTCTTTTCTTTCTTAGCTTTAGCTGCTGCTTCATAGAACTCAATGGCTTTACCTGTAGCTTCGTGAATAGCTTTCATCTGTTTCAATGTAGATTCTGAATCACCTAGCCAAGAGTACAAGTTAATGAATCGTCCTCCGGCAGATTGAATCGTAAGATCTAAATCAAAGTCTTCAAACATATCTGCTGACGGATTAAACATTCCTTGCAGTGATACGAATGCATTGTCCTCCGGAAAGAACTTGCTAAAGTTTACTGTTTGTTTTTTAGTTGTCATTTAATTCCCTTTCAATTAGATACTCTATATAATGCTTAGCTTTCTTTAGATCTTGTACGCCATCTTTATGTTTCCAACGTAGTATATATTTTACCACGTTTCCTTCCCAATAGTCAAGCTCCCATTCATAAATAATATCCCATGGTTGGATAGCACGTTGATAATGACTACCACCTATCTGAGTACTCTGAACAGGTGTGTCTTCATCATCCATCAGCTTCTGTAACCCACTAAAGTATTCATCAAGAGTAAACTCCCTAGGTGAACCTAAGTCAGGCATAGCTACAGGACTATCATAGTGTCTATACCCTTCTTTAATTTGATTCATGTTGTGATCTCCGCTCATAATGGCTTAACCTCTACTGACGCTTTTGCTTGCTTCGTTCCCTGACTCCATGAGCCACACTCTCTGCATTGATATCTCTGATAAGTACTGGTAGTTGTAACAGAAATACCACGCTTCTGTAGGTGAGTACCACCACAGCTCGGACAAACCTGACCATCGGCATGATGATTGTGGTTCGGGTGGTTCTTAATCCAAGGTAACAATCTGTGATAAAGTTTTTCCAATAATATGACATCTTGTTTATTATACTCCTCCATTCTGAACCAAGCATCTTTGTCTTTGTTCATACATTTAACCCAAAGCTCATGACCTTCGTGAGCAGTCTTGCTACCCAAACCTAGTCGCTGTGCTACATAATCTAGCTTGTTGCTAGGAAATCTAAACTGACTGCGTACTTGCTTGAGTAGATCAATCTGCTTGTAAGGAGCAGGAGGATTCATCTCATGTAACAAGAACTCTTTATTCAGCGTAGGCATATCAAACTTAGTACCGTTGTAGTGAATAACTGCGTCAGCTTCAGAGATCAAGTCATGGATTCTTTTCAGCATCTTCTTAGGCTTAGACACATGAACAGAATCAAACATAATCTCGTCTTCTCCTAGCCACTTAGCTGCCCAACAAAGTACATAAGAAGACTCCATCAGCTGATTGATACCTACGTTCTGCTGCCAGATTCCCCACACGTGTGCTACGTTTGGACTGGATTCAATATCAAGTAGTAGTATCTTCACTCATCATCTCCGTTGAAATACTTACGTACATCCCAACCATATACACCATTTAAGAAGTTACAAAACTCTTCATAAACATCCATTGGTGTAGCTCCATCGTCTACTCTTGATGAGTAAGCTACTGTTCTGCCTTGTGCATCTCGATAAGTAAATACATACTCGTTAGGTTTATCAAACATCATCCTGTTTTCTCCATTGTATGTTTCCAAACATCTTGAATTACTTCAAGTCTCTTTCGTTCTTTAACTTCAGCGACAAGTAACAACGCATCTACTTGCTTCTGTAGTTCTAGGTTCTCTGCTTCGAGTCGTTCCATCCTTGCTCTCATCATCCTACTTTCTAACTCAAGAGTCTCTAGTTCGCATTCACGATCGTAGACAGTACTCTCTAGTTCTTTGATAGTTGATTCATAAGTATGATTATTACAACTCATTCCACTTACCGTCTTTCCAATAGACAATCTTACCATCCGTTGTTAACCCAATAACTGTAAAGTTAGTAGAGTCACCAACAACTTTCCAATCTGCTATGTTTGCCACTAATGCCATACTCATTTGCTCACCATTTTAAAAAAATATTCTGCATCTATAATTGCTAGTGGTCTACTTTGATTTTGCTTAATGAACACTACCGGTTGATGGTATCCATGTTCTTTAGCTTGTTCGTAGTAGTTATATACAGCGATCTTTGCTAGGTTCTTACACTCCACTTGGAAAGGAAAGAACTCTCTAGCTGCCGGACTTAACTGTACATCTTCACCACCTGCACCCATACTAGTACTTCTTACATCATCCTGCTGAAGAGAAGGAAAGGTACTTAGTATCTTATCCCTCACCCACTTTTGTAGGTTTCTTCCTTTTGCTTTTGCTGACTGGGGTTTCAAGTTTAACTTCCTTTCGTTTCACAATCCATGACTTTGGTATATGCATCCTTGCGTTACTCATCTCACCGGATACAGTAGATGCTAGACAGATACCGTCTTTAGTTTCTGCTACTAAGTAACCGATAGTCCTGACAGGATGAATGTCTACTTTGATTTCGTCTTCCCATCCTCCGTCTGAGACTGCATCGACCCATTCGACGTAGACGATTGAGGCGGTTGCCAAACTTGGTTTACTTCCCTTTGTAGCCACAGGAGTTGTCCGTTTTCCAGTACTCGCTCCGAGTCTCCGTTGTACGCTTCGAGTACAGCAAGATACATTTCGTTTTCTGTTTTGCATTCTTTAAGAATCCTTTCCGCTTTAACTGCACCAATTCCCTTGATACCGATGATATTGTCAATTCTATCTCCTGTTAGTATCTGAGTATAAAAACTTTTCAATCCATTAAACTCTGTAACATAATAGGTTTCTTTGTTCCTGTAGTTATAGTGCCATCCTCTGAATTGATTCAAGTCTTTATCTATATGTACCATAATAACTGCATCTTCAGGTACAGCATAAGCTGCTATGCCTACCGCATCGTCTGCCTCAATACCTTCTGTCTTGTGGAACTTCCATTTCTTTAGCATGTGTTCTCTCAAGGCATCATAGTGTTCAGGCTTCTCTGCTTTACGCTGACCTTTGTAAGGTGCTGTGACTGCGATGTCGTTACGGTAGTTTCCTTTCCCAGTAATCCAACCCTCGTACTCTACAGCACCTACATCAGTAAGAATATTATTGATTGCTTCATCAAGTCTCCATTTAGCTAAAGGTTCTTCAATGTCTTTGCTTGAAAAACCAATAGCATATACTAGAGAATCAGCATCAATCAACGCCTTCTTAGAGGATGTCGTCATCGTCAATGTCAGCAATCGCCACCGCTTCAGGTTCGTACTTCTCTAAGGCAGTGACAGTAATCTTCTTGATCGAAGGTGCGTTACCGTGCATAGCACTCATACGATGAGTATATGAAGACAACTCTACTTCTACCTTAGTACCGTTACCAATCTCGTCAATCTCTACCTTGTCACCTGATGGTGTCGTTGGAGCAAACTCATACTTACTCTTAGCTAAGATGAAGTTACCTTGACCTTCTTTGTTCTTAATCTTAATGCCTAACGTACCTAGCTTCTTTACGTCCTCATCAGAGATGTTACCTACTACAGCTTCATATCGATCGTTGTCAGGGTTAAACTTTGTGTTTAATTCCTTCATCCACTTTGACCAAAACAATTCACCTTTAATTTTAACTACGCTCATTTGAATTTCCTTTCAAGTAATTGATACTACACATATATTATACCACAGTTTACTGCAATGTAAAGCTTTCTGACAATTGTTTTTCTCTTACTATATCTAAACAGTCTTCAAGAAACTCTTCAAGTTCTTCGAGAGTTAGATAAGTAGCAAGAACTAACTTATCATCCTTGTCAATACCTAGTCCTACTACCAACTCTACGTCTTCAGGTAAGTTCATGGTCTGAAGTCCGCATCTTTGTACGCACGATAGAAGTCTGCTAAGTCATGACTAGGTTTATAATCTTTAACTTCAAACATTAGTTTGTAAGCCTCACCTAATGACTTAGTAATCTCTTCAGGATCTTCACCCATGCGTAACATCTCCATGACTACCTGTTTAATACGTGCATCCATCAATGTGTTTCCTTCCAATTGTTACCTACCTTATACTCACCGGTGAGAGGGCATCGCATGCCTTCAGGTTTCTTGGTTACTTTATCTAAGTGACTCAAGTGTTTCCCTGCTTCAGCGATTGCTTCTACGCCCATCTTACCTACCTCTTCTGCCCTTGCTTCTTCTACTTCTATTTGCCATTCATCATGAACGTTAGCTACGAACTTGTAATCAATCTTCGCTGACTTAAGTTTCTTATCTAACAACACTAACGCTTGCTTCATGACAACTGCACCTGCACCTTGAAGGAGCGTGTTGAGTGCGGAATGCTCCGACCTAACTTGTAACCTACGTCCATCAAGACTCGGTAGCGACCCTTCCTCAGCCAGTAACCGAACCACTTTCTCACGTAACGCTCGTAGCTTAGGCGTGTTGCTAAGAAAACGAGACTTGAGTTTCTCTCCTTCCTTTGCTGAACCACCAACAATCTTCCCGATCTTGGCGTCTCCTGCACCATAGAGGAATGCATATATAAACGTCTTAGCTTGATTCCTTGTTTCCAACCCTGCTGCTTTTTGGTTAGCCGTGTGGACATCACCTGATACGACTTCATTTGTATACGCATCGTCTTTCATATAGTGAGCAAGCATTCGTAACTCCAGTCCTGAAGCATCAATACCTACTAACTTATATCCTTTCTCTACAGTCCAAAGAGCACGGCACTCTTCACCATACTCGCTACCTGAATTAGGTACTTGTGCCATGTTAGGACTCATGTGCGTCATACGTCCTGTGACTGCACCGTTAGTTATAACACGACCATGTACCCTGCCGTCACTACTTACTACCTTTAACCAAGAATCTATCTGACTGATTCTCTTTTGTAACAACAAGTATTCACCGATTAACTTTGCTTCGGGGATTGTGCTTTCGTTGAGCGTCGTTTCGTCGACGATTGCTTGTCCTTTGTCGGTAAATCTTTTTGGCTTCCAACCTTTTTCTTGGAGGCGTCTAGCGATTTGCTGTCGGCTTCCGGGGTTGAATACTTCGACACCATCTTCGAGACGTTTGCCTGTCTTTTCTGAATATCTCTCAGTTGTTTTCGTTGGAAATACACTCTGTAGTTCATCTTCAAGATTGCTAAGCTTACTCTTAAGGTCTGTGAGAAGTATGATAGCACTCTTTTGATCCAACTTGAATCCGTTTTCTTCTTGCTTACAGATGATTGCTTGTACTTTGTGTTCAAGATCTATGCTCCTTTGTTCAAATCGTTGGTTGTTAAGTTCTGTTACTAAATGTTCATACAGCTTTTGTGTTACTAAAGTATCTTGGATACAGTAGGCTATCATCTCTTCAGATAGTCCACTATCCCAGTCACTAAACTCACTCTTCGGGAAACCCAGTCTTGTTCCCCACGCTTCTAGGCTGTGTCCTCCGATAAGGCTTGGACTTAGAAGGCGAGCGGTAACGAGCGTATCGTATACTTGGCTCAGCTTCATCGTAACTTTCCAGTTCTTCCGGAGCACTGGAGCATCGAAGCTTATGCCGTTGTGCATTATAATCGAATCGCAGTTGTCCAAATACTTTTGTAATCCACTTGCTTCCGTCCATACCTTAACCTCGTTAGTTTCAATGTCTCTTGTAACACAGCACCATATAACATCGTGCTTACTATTGGTTTCAATATCAAGTATAATCTTCATGCTATTATTATACCATGCTTTGTTTAATTAGTCCACCTAAATACATTAGAACAGCTACAAATTCTACTATGAATAATGCATAGTCCCGCTGTCGTAATCCAGCATAAGTCCACAATCCTGATCCAATAAATCCAAACCACAGATTCAAAGGATAGATATTAAGACTTGTTAGTGCTATCCCGATCAGGCATAGGATTGTCCCTGTCCACTTCAGCATCTACATTCCCTTTCGGTAACTTTTTAAATATACTATCCCAGTTTTTATCGAATTGTTCCCGATCGGTAATAGGTCTAGGTGTGTCACCTTTACCGTTACCACATGGTCTATGTTTCATTCTTCCTCCTACTTTTTTATACAATCACTAACTTTTTTATAAAAAGATACGCATACCTAAACAAAACGTGTCGCTGTTTTGCTGTTTTAAGTACATGTTATTTCTCACTCGCTTTCTTTAGTATTATCCCTTAACTCATCAATTTCATTTAACTCTGATTCATCTTTATTAAAGACATCACAATATCCCTTCATAAAATGATATTTCAAACCATACAAATCAAAATCATCTTCTAAACAATACGGGCATTTCATTTCTCACTCGCTTTCTTTAGTATTGCTCTAGCAAAATCTACAATATCTTGTGCACCATTTAAATTATTCTTTTTAACCCATAAGTCTAATATCTCCTCATCACTTAACTCTCTTGGTGCGGTGTAGAGTGGAATACCTCTGCCGCTTACATTAAGGTCATAAACATCGCTATGCTCTAAGTAATCTATCCATGCAACAGGTTTATTTTCCATTTACTTCTACTCCTTGTTTAACCCTGTAAGGAAATCTATCTTCTAACCAAAAGCATCTTCGATCGTAGTCATCGCTGATAGCTCTGTATCCTACCCACGTTGTATTACCTTGTCGATACGTAGCACACTCACCCATGTACTCTACGTAGTGGTTTAGTGAACCATACGCAAAGCCACCCATGAATGCTAATACAAATCCAAAGACGTACATCATACCCAGTTCCTTTGTCGTTCTTTCTGTTCTTTAGTGAATGAAACCATGTTCCACCTTTCATCTAACTTTCTCTGTAACTTTTCCATCTGCAACAACAAACCTTTGTACATAACATACTCTTCATCAGTCATGATACATAGCTTATCATGTGCGGAGATATCATCCAAGCCGTTAGACTCTTGTATATCGTAGTACGGAAACCATTCATCTCTGTTAAGAATTACATTCTTCATAGCGACGACTCCTCTGAAGGCATCTCCATCATACGACCAGTGCCACGTGTGTACAACAAACGACAAGCTTTACCAGTCAGTCCACTGAAGCGATTCTTTAGCACTCGTACGTGCGTAGTGTTACGCTCTACCGGATCTTCGTGTTGACCGTTACGTTCCAAGCCAATCACTACATCACTTAGCTGTGCAATAGAACCTGAACCACGTAGCTGTGCCAGTGAAGTAACTGCACCTTCCTCGTGACCCTTGTCAGACGGGCGTTTCAGGTGAGATACTACAAACAAACTGATACCTGTTTCCTGTACTAGCATGCGTAGCTTGGTCATGATCTCATCGATTGCCTTACGTTCATCACCAGACTCTTGTGCGGATACAATGATACTCACGTGATCTACGAAAACATACTGGCAATCAAGCCCACGAGCCATAAACCGTACCCGATTAAGAATGTTATCGATAGAAGTGCTCCCGAAATGATCAAACAGGAATAGCCTATCAGTGCCAAGAGTCTTATCAAAAGCGTATCTTCGTTCATCGTCTGTCGCATTATTGTCCGGTAAATGTAATGGTTTATTAACTGCTAAGCTCATCAATGATTGTGCTGTTTTCTTGACTGACTCTTCCAAGAACATCAAGCCGATGTTATCTTGTGAGTTATTCAAGATGTGCCATACAATCTCACGTAAGAACTGTGACTTACCAAGTCCTGATCCGGCTGTCACTGTTACTAGTTCTCCCTTACGGATTCCGTATGTCAAGTCATTGATACCGTTGTAAGGATACAACACATCAGCTTTCTCTACAGGTGCTGATACGATATCCCACAATGTAGAACCTGCTACGATCCCATCAGGTACGTACTTGTCAGCGTTCCACCACTTCTCAATGAACAACTTAGTATCATTGTTGAATGAGTAATCACATGCGTCCTTGTATGTAGTACCTGTATGCATGAACACGTGTGCCTTACTACCGAACAACTCTGCTACTTCTTTACTTGCTTTGACGCCCTGCTCATCAGCATCAAAACAGATTACAATCTTCTCAAAAGAATCTAAGTACTCGTACTGAGCACGACAATCCTTCAATGCATTACCTGCACCGTTACGAATCGACACTACTGGGTAACGTGAACCAGTCATCTGATAGCAAGCCATCGCATCAAACTCACCTTCAGTGATCGTGATAGCCTTGCCACCCTTGGTGAACAGGTTCTGTCCAAACAATGTAGCTTCTGCCCAAGCACCGTCACTGCTGAATGTCTTCTCTTTCTTTCCACGCATCTTCGTAGCTACAAGAGTACCGTTGATATCGTAGTACGGAAAGTAGATCTTGTTATCATCTACTCTGACCCCGAATACTTCTGAAGTCTTCTGTACAATACCACGCTTAGTGAACGGTATTACTGTAGCATCCTCAGGAATGCCCTTAAAACGCTCTGTATTCAATTTAATTTTATCCCTATAGGTAGGTATTACTGTATCATCAATCGCCTCTCTGAGTGGCTGTGTTGAAGTCTGACAGCTAAAACAATACGTATGACCATCACTGTAGATACTCAGAGCATCACTTGAACCACATGTATTACATGGTTGATGTGCTCGTACTACAGTAGATTGTTGTTTTAAATCATACACTTACTTCTCCTTAAGTCTAGACAAGATTCTTTTATAGTCTTCCCAGTCAGCTTCAAACCCTATCATTGCACTATCAGGGTCGTTATAAATCTCCGGAAAGCTATCATGTAAAGTATCTAAAAAGTTTAACCAGTTATCGAGATCAACGACAATATCATTATTAGAATTCTGATTCATACATCTTGTCAAACATTCTTTTGTGATAGTAGTCTTTAATGTCTTGCATAACACTGTCGTATCCGTAGATCTCAATCTTGTCGACAATATCAGACAAAGCAAAGTGATACTCGTATTGTTCAGCTTCTAATGTATCTTCAAAGTACAACATATAAGTCCTTATA